AGTTCATGTCTACGTATCATACGACTATGGTTGATACCACATTCCTTACACTCTCTGTCGAGTGGGACTGTCATTTGTCTGTTGAGATTATCTGTAGAACCATCGGGACTGTTGTTAACAGTACCTACTACTTCCCATTTCTCACCAGTAACAATCTCTGGATACGGATAAGCTTTACTGTTAGGCACGAGCTAATGTAACAGCATCTATAAGCTCTTCTGCTTTGTCTGCAAAGATTAGCTTGGCTGCTATTTCAGGTGTGAAACCTTTATCTTGTAATGCAAAGAACTCTGTCCATGCACGTACTGAGATACGTTCCTCATCATCTTCTACTAATGTTGTGTCATTGATAACACCATGCCACTCATCTGGAAATTTTTCCATGGCTTTAGGGTGTATTGTGTCAACATATATTTTTACAGGAAATCTGTCTTTCAAAGCCAAAGGTAATGACTCTGGTGGACTGTTAGTTGTAGCTACGACTTGAAAGCCTTCAGCTGGTCTAACTGTCTCCTTTGTATCGTTATTCAATGTCAACATAGCTATATCTTGGTCATCAAGAATAGCATGTAGGAATGTCATAGCATCTGGTGATGCATGGTCTATCTCATTGATAACCAATCTACCACCGTTACGCCATGCTTGAATAGCAATACCGTCATGCCATTCAAATCCACCATCTTTAGCTGGTTTGTAAAAACCTTCTAAGTTAGCTGCTGCTGTATCTTCTGTCATAGTGATTTGGTAAACAACTTCGTCACCATTTGTATCGTATGGTGCATTTTGCTTAACTGCACTATATGTTTTACCTGTACCTGGAGGACCGAAGAGTAAAACTCTACGACTTCTACCTAGTACTTTTTCTATTAGTTCCCAACAATCATTGTTGCTCATAGTATCTCCTTATTTATAGGGATGTATCGACAGTAAATGTCAATAACATCATTTTTATTTTTTCTTTGTTGTATTTCAAACTTACCTTTGTCACGTAAGTGTGAAATGTTTGCTTGAGTCATAGACTCAATATTTGCTTTAACGCCGCTAATCCACTTATCTTTTTCACCGATAATGAACCATTCGTTTGGATTAGCTAGAAGTACTCTAACTTTATCATCCGTTAACAGCGTAGGTTGTTTACCTTTTCTGTATTGGTTTGGTTCTGGTGGAATAGCTGGACGCATACCGTTAGGCATCATCTGTTATCTCCTTTAGATAATCGTCTACTTCTTCACCAATGTTAGTTACGCTATGCATAGCTCTTTCTATAACTTGGGATTGCAGTAGTTCTTCATCGTCTGCTAAATTAATTTGAATACTTGTTGGAGTTATAATCATCCAATCAGTAAACAAACCAATATCTATTGCCTCATCACGTATTGTATTTATCTCATTTATTGTTACAAATTCTTTATTTTGTAATCTAGGATGAGTTGTAACGTAATCAGTCATTTCCTCTGCACGTTGCAGATTTACAATTTCCATACCTTTGTTTAAAGCATTGGCAATATTATCTGACCATACTTCAACACGATATACCATTGTGACTGGTTTATCTTCAATACGTAATGACTTCTTATCATTAGTTATGTCATTAGGATTGTATACAGCTGTATAGTTGTATAACTTTTGTTCCTGTTTTGACGCACCTAAATGCATTAGATGTTCTTTCATAGGTATCCTTTCATAGTTAATAAACGCGAATGTCGTTCACGGAGATACGACAGACGCGGATGCTTGTATGCACCTCACAGTCCAGTCGGGCATGAAATTAACAATACTTTTGTATGTTAAAACTGAACTGTAAGCTACGTACGTATAGATAGCTTGTAACACACAGTCGATTAGACCTAATGGAATGGTTACCAAATGGTCAACGTTCCTATGTGCTACAAGCTACCTACAATATGGTCTAACGGAGAGAACTATGAAAACTCTCATTGTAAGTAGCGGAGTATTTATTCTATTAAATTAGATAGTCCTGATATGCTGAACATTCTTGGCTGATAAGATTTAAATTCTATATCACCGTCATTGTCAACATTACTTACCATCATGTCTATTTGTGCAATGGCATCTTCCATTGTCACATCTCCATTGAATGTAAAGTCAATAGATAAAATATTCTCATTTCTTCTAGCATTACTATCTACATATTTGTACGTCATTCTTCCTCCTATATATATTCTGGGTAACATGGTTCGCAATAGTGTTTATTATTAATCTCTCCACCACCATTGTGCGTATGAGAATAACGTCCACAACCTTCGCATAATAACCAGCCACCCATTATCTATTATATCTTTCTATTAAATCAGTAAATGATTTTGTATGTTCTTGTTCTACCATACCAAACTCTTCTATTGGATAATCTGTTTGATGTGGTTCTTCTAAATCATACTCAAATTCATCAAGAAATTTGTTACAAATAGATACATTATATGTTTCTGCAATATGTTGCAATAACATAAATGGTTCACCCCATGCTGTTTCACACCAGATAGTTAAAGTGTTGTCGTCTATTTTTGTAACTGTAGTTTCAAAATCACCCCATTTAGTACCCCAATTAAGATACTGCCAGTCAATAGAGTTAGTACAATTATATTTTTCTTTTAAATCATCAAGTACCATATCCATAACTGGACGTTTAGTACCGTCTTCATTATCATACCAATTTTTATATCTAACACCGTCAATAGTAATTGCACCGCTATGCATACCCTCAAATTCTTTTGGAGTAGGCATTACGTTAGTTAATGAATATGTATCGTCTTCATTAGTTACATCAATTAGTAATCTATCTATATCTTCTTTAGTACCTGTAAGTTCAATACTATTTCTACACCAGTTAGGCATTATTCCTCCTCTAATATTTCATAATCTGGTAAGTCTGTTGTGTTACTCCACCAGTCAATTAATGCGTCTTTAATCTCATTACTATCATTGATATCTTCAACTTCAAAAAGAACATTGAAATTAAATTTTGCATATATCTCAGCCATTATTCTTCCTCCAAATCTATTTGTGCATGAGTTGCATATTCCCACAAATCATCAACAATATAGTTTGCTGCTTCTATATCATCAAAACCTAGCTCATGTTTAATAGCTAAGGCATAATGTATTATTTTTAATGGGTCTAACATTATTTCTCCTTTTTATTAACAACAACAACCTCGCGTTGTGTTGTCATACCTTGCATAAAAGCCTCGATATGTATTTTTGCCTCATCATATGTATATTCTCTTTTAAGACATACCCATAATTGACTTATAATTTCTTTATCATCCATAGTTTTCCTTTCGTCATTAATTATTTATATAGTTTTTAAGCAGCGAATGTATCTGCCAAGGGGAGACAGATACAGACGCGTTTATTTTAATTAAAAGGGAGCATCATCAAAGATAAACTTTGACGCTGTAATGTTTAAAACATCTAGGTCATTAGCTATCTTTGTATCAACTAATCCTTCATGATATGCAGTAACTGCATTCTCAATCATTTTGTTTAATTGATTTATTTCGGCTGCATTTAATATAGGTTTAATTACATCTAATGCATTCTTAATATCTACGATATTATCCATAGTATTCCTTTCATAGTTAGTTTAAGTATACTAGATACTTAATTTAGTTTGTTCGTAATATACATCTTCAATAATGCTTTCTTGATATTCAGCATGTTCAGTCCTAGTTACACCAAGTCTGTGATATTTCCAGATGTTTTCGCCATGTGATACTAATTTAACTCCACAACTGTTATGTACGTATAAAGGATATTTCTTTTTACCTATATACCAATAACGGTCACTTGTATTTTCAATATCTTGTTCACAATAGCCACAAATTACACCTACCATAGTTATCCTTTCTCGTTATCACGTTTTTATTGATAGTTCTATATAAAAAAAAACCAGTAGTCTGGCACATTGAGTACCAGACATACTGTATATATAAATTAGGCTTTTTGTGCCTCAAGGAGTAGATTTTGTCCACAAGGCTTGCATATGTTTCTATACCAGAACTCATAATTCTTGTAACTATCCCCTTCTTTCTTAGAGCGTTGCTCACGAAAGTTAAAGCCAAGTTTCACTTGTCTATCACCCTCATGATTATCCGCATTACAAGTAAATGTTTTACTATCTACTTGTGTCGCAGTATCTTTAGCTTCCTCTGTATCTACTGCTGTATCTACAGTCATAATTTCATCTAGTTCCATTATATCTCCAATCTATTCATAGATAAAAGAAAGAGACGGAATGTCCCTTCCGCAAGGTAAAGGGACATGTAGGATAATCAGAGGTTGAAGGGGATAGCAGATGTATGGTAGTAATATGTACCTTGATATCTCTATTGGACTTATTACTAGGTGTATATATGTCTATGCATTACATACAGTATCAAGGCACATCATTAAACTACCATACCTCTGTATTTAAATTTATATATACTCATATGTAGGACATATATGTCTATACAGATACAGCATACATTACTCTATATAGAAAATATTACCTACTGTCTGTATACAAGAACTGTATCTGTATAGTCATTGACCTACATATGTCAATCTAGACGTTGTATACTATATATGTATGTCTAGAAATATATTCTGGTAATTCTGTACAGTAAAAGCCCAGTCAGTATAAGGCTTTTGAGCATGAGCGGGCATTAGTGTTATTGAAAGCTAATCAAACCTTTTCCTAAGTCCTTGGGTACTGCCTTTGTCTTTCTAGTGTACTGTCTCGCCAGTCAGCAGCTTTCCGCATCCCGATTGCAACTTCACCTGTAACAAATTACTTGTGTTTGATGTTTGTAATTAACAGGACTATACCATATAATTAGCACTACGCAAACATCTACAGGAAGATAGTTTTTTATGGTCGAATCATCACACAATGTAATCTGTATAGCAGAGGGTTGTAGGAAAAGATTAACAGGTAAAAAACGTAAATTCTGTTCCCCTAAGTGCCAAAAGAGACAGTTTGCAAGAGATTCAAGACATAACAAGAAAGCTGAACAAAAACCTATTAACATAGAACGTAAGTCTGACGAGGGCGATTACGCTTCAGTTAGACGAGGACAGCATTACCGAGCTTTCGTAAGTGAGGGAATAGCTGACCAGGTTGCAACAGGCGACATGACGGTAGCCAACGCGGCTTCCCTCCTCGGTTGCACTTCAGCTACCGTTAGTCGCATGCTCGCTGCCTACAAGATAGACAGTAGAAACGCTATAGCTGCAGAAGACTGGGAACTCTCCGAAGATGCTAAGAATGCATTAGAAAATTTTTCAAACTTCCGACAACGCTATTTCCGAACCGAGTTAGGTAAGAAGTATGAAACCGCTCCATTCCATATAAACTGGATAAATAACATTATTGATAGTATAGAAAACGGTAAAGAGTTATTAATACTGTCACCCCCTCGACATGGAAAGACTGAACTGTTAATACATTTTGCTGTATATCAAATATGTAAAAACCCCAACACACGTATTATGTGGGTAGGTGGTAACGAGGATATAGCTAAAAACGCATTATCTGCTGTACTTGACGTACTAGATACTAACGAAGAACTTAGAGAGGACTTCTGTCCACCAGGTGCATCTTTTAAGCCAGATAACAGGTCAGGTAAAAACTGGTCACAGAATCAATTTACTGTAGGTACACGTACTGTTGCAGGTATTAAATCACCGACAATGGTAGCTGTAGGTAAGGGTGGAAAGATATTATCTCGTGACTGCGATATTATTATTGCTGACGATATTGAGGACCACCAAACTACACAACAACCAGGTGCTAGGGAAAGTACTAGACAATGGTGGACTACAACATTATCAAGTCGTAAAGAGGAACATACAGCTGTAGTAGTAATTGGTTCAAGACAGCATCCTGATGATTTATATAATCACTTATTAGCTGCAGATAACTTTACTAGTATTGTAGAAACAGCACACGCTATAGATTGTGCAATACCAGAACATGAAGAAGAAAATCACACAGACTGTATGTTATGGGCAAGTAAACGTTCTTACAGATGGTTAATGTCTAGGTTACATTCTGCTGAATCTACAGGTGGTAGACAGACATTCGAGATGGTGTATTACAACCAAGCATACATAGAGGGTACACAGATATTTACTATGAACATTATTGACCAATGTATGCGACCAGATTTAGTTATGGGACAGATGTATCAGAACTTACATTTAGTTGCTGGACTTGACCCTGCATCATCTGGTTACCAAGCTGCAGTACTTTGGGGTATAGACCAATACAAAGGTGAGTTATACCTAGTTGATTTAGAAAATAAAAAAGGTGGAGGTATTAGAGCTGCACTTGACCAAATGGCTGTATGGTTACACGAGTACGATTGTAGACATTGGATAGTAGAGGAAAACGGTTTTCAGTCTGCAATTAGACAAGATGCAGGTATAAAAGAATTTACATTACGTACTGGTATTACTGTACAAGGACATCTTACAGGTAAAAACAAACATGACCCATTGTATGGTGTAGGTGCTATGGCAGACTTATTTGAAGATAGACGTATACACTTACCTGTCGGTGATGGTGTGTCAAATGCAAAAGTACAGCAATATAGGCAACAACTGTTATACTTTGATGGTAAACCTGTTTCAAAACGAAATAAGGAAAAAACTGATATAGTTATGGCTAGTTGGTTTCCAATGAAGGTTTTTAGGCGTATGCAAAAAGAGCATACTGCGGACATGGGTTTAGACTATAATCCTAGTTATGGGGAATACAAGATGACGGAGATGAACAACGCACCATGGGAATAGAAAACATAGATGTAAAAAATTATAAAGAAGTTATAGCTAATGCTGCTAACTTAACATCTGGTAAAAACGTACAAGATAGACAAGTTAGTAAAGCTAGAATTAAAGCTATTTTAAATGGTGGACCAGATGGTATTAAAGCATTACTAGGTGACACAATGGAAACCTCTGATGCTGATTTACTACCAGCTCCTAACATGTTGCAGTCTGGTATTGACCGACTTGCACAAAAGATTTCAGGTGTACCTCAAGTACGAGTAGATGTACCTAATGAAGTAGATTCTGCTAGAGCAAAAAATCGTGCAGAGAAACTAGAACGTATTGTTACTAGCTATGATGAAAAACAAAACCTTAACTTACAGTTAGCACAAGCTGCTAGGTGGTTACCAGGTTATGGTTTCTGTGCATGGGTTATCTCAACAAAAAGAGATGCTAACGGTTATTACTATCCATCAGCAGAACTAAGAGACCCTTTTGATACATTTCCAGGAAACTTTGGACCTGACCAAAAACCAAGAGAGTTAGCTGTTGTACGTAGAGTACCTAGATATAAACTAGCTCAAATCTATCCAGAGTTTGCTAAAGAGATTTTAAAACAAGATGACGAAGATGATACAGGTCAAGAGTATCAAGACTATGCAACACCGTTTATGTCATATGACACTAATCGTGAACAACAATGGGAGGATAATACTTCTCAAGGTGTAAGGATTATTGAATATTATGACCAAGGTGGAACATACATTATATTCCCTGAAAGAAATTTAATATTAGATTTTATACCTAATACATTAAGTACACCTCCATTTGTATTTGTTAAGCGTGTATCTTTTGACCAACTAAAAGGTCAGTATGACCACGTAATAGGTTTAATGGCTATGATGGCAAAGATAAACATTATGTCAGCAATAGCTATGGAAGATAGTGTTTTCACAGAAACTAACATATCAGGTGAGATAGAGAGCGGACAATACCGAAAAGGTAGATTTGCAATAAACTATTTGTCACCAGGTACACAAGTTTCTAAACCACAAAACAATATGCCGTATCAGTTGTTCCAACAAGTCGATAGATTAGAAAGACAACTACGTATGGTAGGTGGTTATCCAGTTACTGATGACTCACAGTCACCTAACTCTTTTGTTACTGGTGCAGGATTGTCAGAACTTAACTCAACAATGTCATTAATGATTAATGAATATAGAGAATTAATTAAAGTTGGTTTAACAGAGATGGATGCAAAAAGATTAGAGATGGATACAATCATGTCTTATCAAACAGGTATTACTAAGAAACCTATAGCAGGTTATTTAAACGGTACTGCATTTTCTGAAAACTATCAACCATTAGTAGATATTGGTGGAGATTATAGAACAAGACGTATCTATGGTGTTATGGCAGGATTTGATGAGCCACAGAAGATTGTTACTGGTTTACAGTTACTACAAGCTGGTGTTATAGATATAGAAACATTACAAGATAATATTGATGGTCTTGAAAATGTAGCTAAGGTACAAGAGCGTATTAGAAAAAATAAAGCAGAAACTGTTTTATATGATTCAATACTTGCTAGGTCAGCACAAGGTGACATGCAAGCAACAATGGCTGCAATAGCTATATATGAAAATCCAGGTAATGTACTTGATATTCTAAGACAGTTTTACACTCCTGAAGAGCCACAGATGACACCTGAGCAAATGGCTATGATACAACAACAACAAATGTTAGCGCAACAAGGTGGACAACCTCCTACTGTTGCACAAGCATTAGGAATGTAATGGAGTTTGTAGAGAATGAATTTTGGGATATGATTTATCAAGAATACGGTGTAACTGACGAATTAGATATACTGTCAGAAAATGTAACTGAAATTATAACTCCACAAAAAGGTATTATTATATTAATAACAAAGGAATTTTATAATGGCAAAGAATCGTACTAGAGGTGGCTTAAGAGAACCTCGTAAACCTGCTGCTGTAAGTGGTCCAGGTGCATTATCACAAAGGACTGATGGTGGTCCAGGTAGTACTAAACAACCTATACGTAGATTGCCTGATGCAAAATCTGGAGAAAATAAAGCTTTTGTAGAAGGGCAACAAGCAGTTAGTGGTTTACCTAGAACTGCACCTACAGGAGAACAAATAGTAAAACAAAATAAACCAGAAGTATTTACAGGTACAGAATTAGTAACACAAGACCCTAGAGCTGGTGGAGCTACAGGACAGAGTATTGGTATTGAAGAAATTGCATCTGCACAGGATGATGTAAATATTTTACTAGATGTACTAGATGCAAGAAATCAAAACAATATATATATTAAACAATTAAAGAATACACGCGCTAGACAAAATTATAACTTTAATACATAATGTTTAATGATATCTATGATATAGAAAACTTTGGTAATCAAAGTCAACGTCAAAAAGCACGTTATAAACAATATAATGATTACCTAGACGCCAATCCTAACTTTGAGCAAAGGTTTCTAGCCTTTACTGAACGTTATGCTGTATTACCTCCTGAGATACTTAAACCATTAGCAGAATCAGATATACCTGTAGACGCAAAGTCAGTACAAGATTTAACTGATTTATTTGTACAAGAAAAAGCTGTACAAGCTGCTAATGACTGGGCAGAAGTATCTAAAGATTATAAGTCTAAAGGATACAATGACGACATGACTATGAATATGTTACAAGTTTTTGGTATAGGTTATTTAATTGATAATGGTCTTTATGTTGCACGTAAAGCTTTAGAAGCTGTTACACCATTAGAAATACCTGAAGATGGTGGAGAATTTGATACACCAATAGGACAAATTGATTTAACACCTGAAGAGTTTACAAATCCAATAGAATTTGCAAAAAACTTATCTTTGTGGACTATAGCTACATTTGATGCAATAAGTGAAACATATGCTAAATATACACCTAGTTATCGTAGTTCTATACAAAAACCATTTATTGATAAAACAACAGGTGAATTAGTTACACCAGAAGAATATGAAGCATTAAGCCCTCTTAAAAAAGGATTACTTGGTATACCTGGTCTTAACTTATTGTTACCTGAAAACAAAGCTTTATTTAATGGTAGAACCTGGGCATATGCACAACAGATGAATGCTATGGATGAATACATGGAAAGAGGCGAAACACAAGAATATGCTCAACAATTTATACCTATTGACTTCCGTACTACAAATGTACAAAGTCTTGGTAAAAAAGGTGGTTGGTTACAAGAAACTAAAGATTGGATTTCGTTTGCACAAGAAGCTAAAGATAAAGGTGGAGAAGCTTATTTATTTGAAATGCTTAATCAAGTACGTTCTAGTCAACCAGTAAACTACAATAGAAACAATATTATTACTGTTGAAAGTTTAATGGCTAAAGATAGTCAAGGTAATTACAAACCAGAGATTCTTGAGTTAGTACAACGTGGTTGGTCAGAACAAGATGCAGAAAAAATATACTATGCAAACGTAGGACAACCTATTGTTAAACCAAATGAAAATGGTGCTATACATTGGACATCCATACAAAGACCTCAACAAATAGAAGCTTTTGCTGGTAGAAAATTTATATACAATCCAGAGCTAGCACAAGAATATGCAGAAAATAAACAAGCTAATATGAATGAAATATTAGGAATACAAACACCATATTCTTCTGGTAGGTATCAAGCTTCTCTTCGATATGATGTAGGTAGTGATGAATACAAAACAATGTCTGGTTGGATTGATGGTTACGAAAGAATATTACCTGAAATAGCTGGTGGCGGAGTAGTTAAGTTTTTACAGAAAACAAGCAAACTTACTAAATCATTAAATAAATTAAATAAATTTGATGATACTGAATTATTTACACCTGTTAAACGTGAAGAAATAATTACTGATTGGGTTAAAACTAACAAAGCTAATCCAGTAACAGGAGAAGCAATAGATGACGTAGATAATTTTATTACTAATTTTGATTATAAAGTAAAAGATAAAAATTTAGTTCAGGATTTAAGTGACACTGTTATTGGTGCAAGAAATAAAACTAACAAGTTACGTAAAGAATATGGTCTGTTTGGCGGTCGTGCAACAGGTATGTTTGACACAACAACAGAAAAAATAGTTAATAAATTAACTAACGGTGGAATACTTGATAATTTAGTACAAAACAAAAGCTGGTCTCAATTAGACAACATTCCTTGGACACAAAAATTTCCTGAAAAAGTACAAAAATTAACTATCGAAATAGACAATTTAGAAGATATGCAAAGTTTATTTACTAAAATTTATAGTGACCAAGGCTTAAAACTACCTGGCATGAACGAATTATTTAAACTAGATACATTACCTAAAGGACAATCTAACCTGCTTAGTAGCGCTTTAACGGCTGCTAAAGGCACACCTGTTACAGTTCCTTCACTAGGTAGCATGGCTGGAAGAATGGCTAATAAAACTCTTAATGCTGTAGATAGTGTAGCTAACTTACCTAGACAATTTAATGCTGGTGGATTAAAAATGTTAAAACCAAAAATATTAGATGGTAAACGTGTTTTAGACAAAGAAGAATTTTATAGATGGAATAGAACAGGTGATAATAACTTAGGTAGAAACTTAGGATTTTATGCTGAATTTAGTGAAGGTATGTCACCTCAATGGCGTAAAATGTTATCTGTACAACCCTCATCATCTTTAAATTATTTTAGTAGACAAAAAGCATTTGAAACTTTAAAAAGACACTTGCGTAGTACAGGTTATGGTACAGCTAAAGCAGACATTATTTTGCAAGATTTTGCAAATATAAAAAACTGGTCAGTAAGTTCTGCTAATAAATTTGCTAAAAGATTACAAGATGCTGATTTACAGTTAGTAAAAGAACGTGCAGGTACAGCAAGATATGAAGTTATGAAACGTAGATTTGATGAATTATATAGAGATGAAACACAACTTAAAGGATATATGGCTGACCCAGAAGGTAATTTAGTCTATGATTCTTTTAGTCCTAAAATAACAAATCCAGATACAGGAGAAACACAGTTTATTCCTTCTGCAAGTTTATTATCAGAAACAGCAGACCAAGGTGCGCCATTAACAAACAATAGAATGATGAATAGGTTAATGGGTAGGTATTTCACAGAAATAGAACCTTTAATATCTAAACGAGGTTTTGCTAGTAATGCATTAGATAATATGAAAAACTTAATTGAAAAAGAAGGTTTTTTTGCAGGACTTAAAATACCTACTACAAAAATAGAAAATGATGCAGCTACAGCAGTTTGGGATTTTTGGACAAATACATACTTTAAACCTAAAGCTATTGCTAAACCTGCTTTGACACAGAGAGTTATGTTTGAAGAACAGTTAGCATTTTTTATACACCCTGATTTAACAAGTTTATTTGACCATCCATTAAAAACTTTACAATGGACTTATTCATATGGTCAATTACCAAAAGGTTCAATGTTAAAAAAATTAATGAAACAAATTATTGATTCAGGTGAAGATATAAACGATATAACTATGAGTACTATATTTCATGATGCTTTAGCTGCAAACTTTGGATATCAAGGATTAAATTACAAAAACATAAACAGTAAACTTGTTAATTATGTACCTGTATCTGCTGATAATCCAAAATCATTAGAAGGTTATATAGTACAGTATCAAAAACTTAGACATGATGATTTTGCTAGAAAAATTGTAGAATTAGGTTGGGGTACTGATGAACTTGCACAATGGATGGTAAGTAGTGATGCAGCAAAAATGATTGATAATTACATTGCCACTATGGGTTCAAATATGAATAAATTAAAAACAGAAGAAGGTTTACTAGAACATCTTAATAAGATAGAAGCTGGCATCCGAATGAGAACAGGTATGTCTATGCAAAAAGGTAAACATTATGGTATTTATGATGTAGGTCCAAAAAAAGGACAACATTGGTTCGATAATAGTTTTACCGATACAGGCGATTTAGAGTTACGTCAAGGAATTATTACAGGTAAAGTAGAAAAAGTTATTGATGGTAAAACAGTTAAATTTGATTTAGCACCAGATACTAAAGACGTTTTTGCTAAATATTCTATTAAACAAGAAAGAGACATGCGAAATGGTTTCAAACTTATAGTTGACCAAGAAACTTTTGATGCAGGTAAGGTATTAATTAAAGACCCTAAAATAGCTGAAAGTCAATTAGCAAAAGCAAATGAAAAGTTAGATTCTATGTTAAATAATACATTTAACTTTTTGTTATCAGAACCATTAGCAAGATTACACCGTTCTCCTAAATTTAAAGAATACAGATGGTTATATTTAACAAGTTACTTTGACGAATTTACACCTAAATTACAGAAAGAACTTATTGCTGAAGCAGTTGCTGCTGCAATACCTAATAGCGTAATACAGGAGTTAAAAGGAACAGCTGCGCTTAAATCAGGTAAAATAGATAATTATCAAACTATAAGTGATTTAGCATCTAGCCACGCATTACATAGTCTTAAAGAATTGTTATATGATACTAAAACTAGACATAGAATATCTGAAATAGGTAGAAATATATTTCCATTCCCTGAAGTATTTTTTGAAATGGGTAGAAGGTGGTCTAAGTTAACTGCTATGAATCCTTATTACATTAGACAAGGTGCAACTACTTACAAAGGTTTAAGAGCAGCAGGTAATGTTTATTCTTATGAAAATCAAGGTACATTTGTAAAAGACCCTGATACAGGTGAAGATATGTTTATTATGCCTTTTAATGCTAAATTTAATAACTTGTTATTTGGACAAGATAGTGCATTTAAAATGATTGCTAGAGGTTTTGCTCAAGGTATAAACATGATAAGTTCACAGGTATACCCATCAACAACACCATTAGTATCTTTTGGAACTAAATGGTTATTTGATAAAACTAATGTATCTCAAGAGTTTGCAGATGATTTCTTTGGTTCATTCCCACCACCAGACAATTTTATAGAAGCTTTATCTGGTGGACGTATACCATATCTAGACAAACTAAGAGCAAGTCTAGGTGATACTAAAGCTGGTGTAGACTTAGTAAGAGAAGCTGTATTAGAAACATACGTAGACCCAGATAATAACTTTGAACGTTGGGAAATGTCATCAAAAGTAGAACATATGCGTGCTGAAGCAACAATTGATGTTTGGGATGCTATTAAATCTAGTCACGATGAAGAACGATTACTTAACAATGGAGAACTAGATAAATATATATATGCTATATATCCTGAGTGGGATGGAACTAGAAATATGTTAAATGTAAATGATTTAACAAATGCTTATTTAGAAAACAACAATTTACCTATAGACTTGCCTAAAGGTGTACTAACACCAGCTATATTAGATTTAGCATTGATGCGTTACTCTGCGCATAAAGGTAGATGGTTAAACTTTTATAGATTTCTTTCGCAATTTGGATTTATGACAGGTGCTGTATTTGAATCAGCTGTAAAAGATAAATCAGGTAAATGGTGGATGACAGCAGTTTTAACTGGAGAATATCAACAATTACTTGACCAATATAGCGGAGATAATGTTGCTGCAGCTAGTGCGTTTTATGGTAAATATGGATTTGAACATTCTTATGTAACAACATCTTCTAGAGAAAGAGATGTAAGAGCTAAAACATTTAATGCAACAGTAAAAACTTGGAAAGAAAAAAATGCTGATAATCTTGTTAGATTTAAAACAACTTATCAATTTTTAAATTATGATAATCCAGAAATAGAACGTTCCTATGCTGACATGATTGCACAAGCTACTATGAATCCAAGCGATTATATGTTATATGCAAATGATTCAGCAGCAGGAGTACAATACAAAAAATTTAGTAGAGATATAGAAGACAATCCAAACATGTCATCTGCTGAAAAAGATATGTATAAAAAAGCATATAGACTTGCTTTAATGGATACAAGACCAGGATTTTTGAGAGCTTATGGTCAAACTGATACACCTACATCACAAGTTAGATTTGATGAAATGAGAACACAATGGCTAACAAGTGATTACGCTCTAAGTACAGAAGCAGGTAAAGGATTTGCAGAGTTTTATGAAGCTTTTAAAGACGCAGAAGAATTATCTGTAGAGTTAGGAAATAGTAGTACTTGGTGGAGAAACTCTAAAGACCCTGTTGCATTTACAATAAGAAGTCAAGTTGCAGCATATGGCTACTCAGTAATTGCAGATTATCCTGATTTTTACCCTATATGGCAAAATGTTATTATTAGGTTAATGTCTAGTGATAAAGAATTTATGAAGTATAATACAGCCTTAGAACAAAACAAAAGAAAAGTTGGTACTAAGTAATGACACCTGAAAAACGTGAAAGACTCGAAGCTATTGTTGCACAAAACTTAGGTATAGAAGGTTTTACTTTTGCAGATTTTATTAGTAATCCTGGTGAATATGGTGGAAATGAATCATTAGTAGATTTATTAACATTTTACATAGATTCAGATGCTGCAGAAGAAAAATTTACTGCAATGTTTTCTAACATACAACCAGCTGAAACAGATACAGGACTTTTGCCTGGAATGATAGGTGAAGATGGAAGACCTTTAATTGGTTCAGGATTACCTACTGACAATAAAAGATTAGTTGTAGTAAAAGATGGTAAAGGTCAAGTAGTTTTAGATGAAAATGGTAACCCAACTACAGTAGAAATAGATTTAGAAAGCGGAATGTTTCCTGCTGAAAACTTTGTAGAGACTTTTATACAGACTTTAAGTCAAAGTGATGTGTCAAGAATACAAAACTTTGCATTAAATATGGGATATTTAGATGAAGAAGATTTGGGAAATGAAGTTAATGGTAACTTAGGTATTGTTACTGAAAACTTTATTGCCGAAGTTTTAAATTTTGCTAATAAAGAATACGAAGATTGGTACGAAGGTTCTATTAAACGTAGTACTTTTGTAAGTGATGAGCTATCTGCTAGAAACCAACAAGGTATTTCGTATGATATTAATAAATTTTTTGGTGGCACAGATTATAGGTCACAACAGTACAACTCTGAACAAATATTAAGCAGAGAAATATTTGCTAATGCTATGGATAGTTTTTTGACTATTAAAAAATCTGAATCAGAAACAGAAGATGCTCGTATAGATAAAGCTGCAGCTGCAAAGATTAGATTAGACAATAGAAAACCTACTGTACTTGATGTACGTGAGGAATTAGAAGATACTTGGCTTGCACTTACTGGTGATAAGTTAAGTGATAGTGCAGCACAAGATATGGCTTTAGAAGTTGTAAGAAAATGGTCACCGTATGTAGAAGCTTTAGAAGCACAGGATAAAAGTATTAGAGCTGGTGAAGTTATGAATACTTATCTAGGTCCTGAAATTAGTACAATGCCAGATGCAATGTTAAGAGGTGGTAAATATGTTATGTTTGAAGAACTCAAACCTCAATTTGATGTAGAAAGTCCTTTAGTAGAAGCGCAAGAAAAACTTGAAAGTATGGCTGAAGAACAATCTCAACTTTCTGAACAAGCACAACTTACAGCTAGTGTTCAACAAGAATATTTAAGATGGATGATGGGAAGAAAATAATGGCTGAATTTGAAGATAATTTTGATAAAGAAATTGAAAAATTAACTGAGGAACAAATAGATAACTATTATAAAAAAGGTATAACAGATGGTTTATCTGATGAACAAAGAGCTTATTTATATTTTAAACCAGACGCTGAACTTTATGCTGAGGTTATGGATATAGGAGATGATAATTTTCCACCTGACCAACCCGAAGGTAAAGGTCCAACAGAAAAAGATTTATATAAAAATAATCCAGACCGTGCAGATATAATTAGTGACATAGAAATGAATAACAATATACCTAAAGGTTCTATATCAAAACTAGGATTAGCTTTAGACCCTATATCAGAAGGATTAGAGTTTGCATTAAAAGGTATTGGATTAGGTTCAGTAGCTCAATGGTGGGTAAAAGCAGAAGCTGCAAACTTTCTTGCTGGGTTAATTAGAGGTGCTGGTGCTGCTAGTGGTGTAGCACAGTTAGGACAATCACAAGCTTTAATGGGAGAAGAATTTACTGCTGATGCTGATGCTATTAAAAATGCTTTTGCACAAAATCTTAGTAGTCAAATGAAATTGTCACCTTCATTGTGGATGGAAAACAAATATGCTGAAAGTGATTTAGGTAAAGGTAAAACACCTTCACAACAAGGCTATGAAGCTGTTAAAAATGCGTTAAAGTTAGGTAAATAATGGCATATAAACTTAATTACGGTCCAACAGGAACAACACTTGTACAAGTAGGTACAAAGTTTTATTTAGTATATGAAACAGAAGGCAAAAAACTTTATTGGGAAATAGCTAAAAAAGAATTAGATAAAATTACAGATGCTGGAAAAATATCTTTTGATGACAATGGAGTTATAGCTACAGACATAGAAGGTTTTCAAACTGTTTCTCCTACAACTTGGTCTAACCTACAAGAAGCTGGTGACTTATGGTCTGCTGGATTACTAACAGAGATACAAGATAATGAGTTTGAAATTGATGCTGCTGTTAACGCTATTAAAACTGCTGCACTTGAAATGCCTTGGTCTAACGATTCAGATTATTTAAATTTAGTTACAGAATATCTTATAGAAGATAGAGCAAACTGGACAGCTAATTTAACTTTAGATGCTGAAGGTAAATTTGGTAACATACTAAAAAAATATAATTTTAGTAAAGATATGTATAACAGAATGATTACTTACAAAAATGATGAAGTTGGTAGAGGGTTGTTAGTAGAAGATGCAAAAACAAAAGTATTAAACATGTTAAATGCATTAGAAGCAAGTTTAGATGCTGATACAGTAGATTGGGTAGCTAACAAATATGCTAGTGCTAGTTGGTCAGATACAAAACTTCTTACACAATTAACAGCTGCTACACAAAAGTTTTCTATACACGAAACAGATGATGAGTTTAAAAAGATACTAGAAGAAGGTGTTACTACATTTTCTAATAAAGGCGTAGAACAAGTTACCAATATTATCGAAGCATATTTGCCTGTATCTTTACAACAACCATATTTAGATGACATACAAAACTTAGCTGGTAAATCTATATCTGATGCAACATTTTTAGATACATTTACAGAAAAACTAAAAGATGAAAGATATGCTTTCAACAGTAGTTGGGATAGAGATATTCCTTGGATAAATATTAAAAATAACATTCTTAGTGCTGCTGAAAACATATGGGGTGTTAGACCTGATGAAAACGACACAACAATACAACAAGTTATGGCAATTAACGATGTTGCTAAACGTGAAAAGATATTACGTCAAGAAGGTTTAAACAGAGGTTATGAAACAGTTGTAAATGATTTATACAGTTCAATGAGTCAAAGTTTTGGTACAGGTATTGTTAAATCACTAGATTATGAGTTAAATCCAGGAGGTTAATATGGCTGATTTAATTAAAGTATATAGAAAAGATTTAGAAGGTTTTTATGAAGTATCTGAAGACCGTGCTAAAGAACTAGAAGCTGTAGGTTATAGTCGTGACCCACAAATATCAGCAAGTACTTCTGCTTCTGTTACTTATGATAGACAAGAAGGACTACAAACAGCACAATCTTTATATAGTTTTTTTAATCAAGATTTATTAAATGAATACGCTAATAACTGGGTAAATACAGGAGATGCAACAAGGTCTATTGGAATGCTTAGACAATCAGCTGTATGGGAAAAAGAGTTTGGTTATTTAAAAAGAGATGATGGTTCTTTAATTATGTCTGAGTTAGATGCAGTATCTAATATTGCATCATATAAAAACACATTGTTTGAATATAATATAAAAGATTTTACATTGTTTGAAGATAAATTTAAAGATTTAATTAGTACAGAAGTGTCGCCATTAGAATTTCAACAGAGAATAGATTTAGTTTATAACCAAGTTATTGATGATATACCTAAAGTTAAAGAGTTATTTGCAAGAGATTATGGTATAGAAGCTACAGATGATGCAATATTTGGTGCATTAATTAATGAAGATGTAGAACAAGGATTATTAAGTAATCAAATTACAACATTACAAATAGAAGCAGAAGCTGCAGCTGCAGGTTTTAACACTTCGTTTGCAAGGTTTGAAACACTAAGACGTGAAGGATTAACTAGAGAAAAAGCTAGAACTTTATATAGAAACGCACAAGGATTAATAGACGCAGCAAGTACTGTTGGTAGAGAATTAGACCTATCTACATTAGAAGGTGCTGCTCTTGGAGATGTACAAGCTACTAAACGATTACAACGTACACAAGCTGACATATTTGCTCAACAAGGTGCTACATTAGGTGCTGCTAAAAAAGGTGACGAAGTTACTGGACTTATAGCAGGATAGTGTATAATAGACATTAAGCGTTGCGTGGTCCGCTAATAGACCTGCACTCAGCTTTCAAAGCCTACGTAGAAAGCTCGTATTAAAACCGTAGAGTAATGGACTTGCAAACTTATTGCTACCAGAGTTACAGGTCAAGTGTTAAGGTAGCACCGCAGCAAGAATCCTATGGTCTTGTTTGAATGGTTTATACATAGTGGAGGTACTAATGGAAAATGAATTTGATGCACCAGAAAACGGTGTTAAGCAATTAAGAGAAGCTCTTGATAGAAAAGATGAGCAGAATAAAAAACTTGAGGCAGAATTAGCTTCTTATAAAGAAAAAGAAATTGATTCAGTCTTTGGTCAAATCGGTTTATCAACTGACAAAGGTTTCGGTAAAGCGCTAAAACAAGTGTATGATGGTCCTGTTAACCCAGAATCTATCACACAGTTTGCTAAAGATGAGTATGGTTTTGAACCAACAGGTCAAGTACAGGACGTAACACAACCTGAACCTGAACCAGTAGTACAAGACGATGCACGTGCTAGAGTAGCTGCACTTGATGCAAATTCGACATCTGTAATGCCTCAGGGACTAGATGAACAATTAGCTAATGTTATGAAGAATGGTACAGTCAAAGACCAACTTCGTGCAAAGCTAAACATCATGGACCAACAAAAATAAGTAATAGTTAATACGGAAACATACGGAGGTATACAATGGCAGGCATAAGCTTGACAGGAAATACAATTTACTCCCAGAATATTAATAACTTTTCTGGGGAGCTATTCCGTGTAGGTGGTCAAAGAACACCATTTCTTAGTGCTACTGGAGGCCTTAACGGAGGAAAGGTTTTACAATCTACCTTCTGGCAAATCCAAGCATCAGACTCTCACACAGTCTCTTCTGAGCCAACAAAAGCTCAGGAAGGTGCAGCACCAACAGAATATCTTGGAAGAGATAGAGTTGCATACACAAACGTAACTCAGATTTTCCATAAAGGTGTAAAGATGACCTATACAGCAATGGCATCATTTCAAAACCAAAACCCATTCACATTGTCAGCAGCAGCAGTTGCGCAATCTGATGGTGATGGAACAGTAACTGCGGGAACAGAACTAGGACTTGCTAACAGCAACCCTATTGTTGATGAGTTCGCAGAACAAATGTCTTTAGCTCTTGAAAAAGTAGCTAGAGAAGTTGAGTGGTTCGCATTTAACGGTACATTTGCAGACGGAGCTAATGTAACTCCTGGAGCAGGTACTCGTGAAATGAGAGGACTCTCAGAATACGTAGCATTAAATGCTAACGCTAATAACTCAGTTGCCCCTACATTTGTAGGTGGAAACGTCTATTATAACGGTACTACTGGAAACGGTGCTACTGGTGATAACCAAGTTCTTTCTTGGGATGCAATCGCAAATTCTCTAAAGAGACTTTATGATGCACACGCACCAATGCAACAACCAGTACTTTGCGTAAGTCCAAAACAATTATTGGACCTTAACAAAGAGTTACTAGAAGGTACTGTCGGTATTACTGGCGCTATCCTTCCAAGAGATAGAAGTATTGCAGGTATTGATATTGATTCAATAGTTACACCATTCGGAACAATCGGAATGATGGTTATTGACCCTAATATTATGCCAGCAAATACAGCGTTCATTCTTGACTTTGCATTCATACAACCATGTTTTACAAATATCCCAGGATATGGAACTGTGTTCGTAAGAGACATTGACCAAGATGACAGCGCTAAAATTGCAAAAGCAATCTACATGGAAATGGGATACGACTTCGGTCCTCCTTCCTATCACATAAAGATAGCTAAAGTAGCGTAGTAAAATATTGAAGATTTGGGGGGAATCCACCTTCCTCCCATTTCTTCTGCTATAGTAAGGACAATATGCAAATATCAAAAGAAGTTTTAATTGACGTTTCAGACGATGCGAGTAACTCAAGTGGTGTACAAACTGATGGTTTATTATTATCAGGTATAGTATTTCCTGCAGCAATGACAGGTGCTAATGTAACATTTGATTTCTCTTATGATGGTATTAACTGGAAAGACGTAGTAGAAACAAATAACACAGAAGTTACATATGTTGTTTCTGCTGGTAATGTAGTCAGAGTTGACCCTAGTGGTTGGGCATTTGCTACAGCTGGATTTTTAAGAATTACATCAGATGGAACTGAAACAGCAGATAGACAAATAAATTTAATATTCAAATCTAGTTAGGAGTCATTGTGAGTAGTACAATAGGCGACCTTGTAGACAGGGTGTATCGAGAATACTTAGAGCCAATGGACTCTGTTGAGTCATATTCCTATTTAACTGGTGGTATATCTAGTTCTGATACAACACTTGCGTATTCTAATGATATGTTTTCTGTGGAAGAAGAAGATGCATTAGATGCTGGTGCAATCGTAGAAGTAGGTCAAGAGCTTATGTTTTCTACTGCACTCAATACTGTTACTAATGAAATAACCGTTACTAGAGGTGCTAGAGGAACTACTGCTGCAGCTCATAGTGCTGGTGATTTAATTAAAATAACTCCACAATTTCCGCGTAAAAATGTATTCGATGCAGTAATAGACCAAATAGAAAACCTCTACCCTACCCTATTTGCTGTAGAAACAAAGACATTAACATCAGGTACTGGCTATAGAATAATAGGGAATTACGGTACAGATGTAGATAACAATAATTATTTAGTAGCTCCTGTTAAAGCAATATCACAGTTTACAGACTTTAGTGCAGGTACAGATGAAACAGGACTTAAATTTATAGGTGTAGCCGTTGAAATGGTCGATTTACCGAATGGTTTTACTTGGACTGATGAAGATGGCACAGAACGTACTAAGACCTATACAACAGGTCCTCAAGTAGTACATGCATTACAATTTCAAGGTGTATCTTCTGGTTATGAAGTATTTGTAACTTTTAAAAAGAAATTTATTGCACCAACTGCTGAAACAGATACGCTAGTAACTGTAGGTTTAGAAAGTGAATACGAGCCAATTATTATGGCAGGTGTTGCGGCTCAAATGATTGCTGGTAAAGATATAAAACGAGTAGATTCAGCTTATATAACAGAACAATTATCAGTACAAAACTTTCCTGCTGGTACTGCTGGTAGTATTAGAAATAATTTATTACAGTATCAAAACTTACTTATACAACAAGCAAGAAAAAATTTAAGAGCAAAATATCCAGAACCAGTAGTTTTAAACAGTATTAATTATCCAATCTAATGCCTAGAGTAGCAAATACAACAAGCATTAAGAATCCTAAACGTTATGGATATGATTTACAATTAGATAATATTTATTTACGTACAGCTGTAGGTCCTGGTCGTGAAATGACTATACAATCATCTGACGTACAAGCAGGTCAGCAAGTTAATGTTAAACAAAACCCTGAAGACTTTACTTCTAACTTAGGTCGTATATATTCAAGAAATAAATTTGATGCAGGTCAAGGATTAGATACAGCACATAGAAGTGATGGTAAACCAGATGATGTAAATAGATTTTGGGATAGCAAAGGTATTGATGTATTTCACGGAGATGATGAAACAGCTTACAATATACATTTATTACATCAAACTGCTGACATGA